CATGGAAGTCGGTCGAGGCCAATTTAGATTCACAATTCAAGGGGGCCCTGGTGGGCTACAAAAACCAGCCACCCCAGCCCAACCTCAACAACCTCACCATGGCGTACGGACAGAACATGATTATGAACGAGTCCAATCTGATGACGCGCTCCTGAACCCCATGCAATCTTCGATCCCTATACTAGATGAGCCTTTCGGCCAAACAGGTTGTGGCCTCAGAGAAAAAGAGGGAAAATGCAAAAAAGGAATACTACAAAGCTCTCCTTGAGCAATTTTGTAGGAAAATTAAGGTGGCCTCAGAGCTCGGAAGCAAGGAGGCTCTGCTTCAAGTCCCGACCTTTCTGGTAGGCTTTCCAAAATATGACCTGGGACAGACGATGGTATACATGGCCCGCCAGCTCACCAGGCTCGGGTACATAGTGAATGTGGCCGGACCCCTGACTCTCAAGGCCAGGTGGTACAAGACTGCCAATTTAGAAACAGAATTGGAAAAGGAGGTGGCCGACCCGGGAACATTTCTCCCGAGCTTGGTCAATCTACAGAAGACGGCGAACCAACTGCGGGTCGTCAAGAAGGGAAGATAGGTGCGGGGCCGTACCCGTCTTTTCCTCTCGGCCTCAAGTAATGGATCTCTTGAACGAGTCCGAGCGCCGATTCACCAAAAAGCTATGCGACGCCATGGTTCCCGTGATGATTGAATCATTCTGGGAAATTTGGCTCGAGGCCAAGAAGGAGTCCCAGGGCAAGAGCACGACGCGCGTGTTCCAGGAGTTGCTTCGGGGCGTCAAGACCTGGAATTCCTCAATCTCTCACAAGCACACCGAGGCGATCGTCAAGGCCGAGCCGCTCTTCCCGAACCTTCTGGCGGCCGTCTTTGTCATTCACGTCAAGATTCTGAGTGCTATCCGGACCGATAAAAAGTCCAAGAAGATTTGCATCAAGCTTCCGGCGAACGACCTCTTCGTCCAGGAGTGCTACATGCGGTGCGCGAAGGATATATACGATTCTCCGAGTATCATCGTGGACCAGAAGAGTGAGGAGGAGCGCAACACGGAGCTTCGGCGGCGATTTTGCATTCAAATTACGGATGTCATTGAATCTTTGATCCCGACGGCCGAGATTCTCAACACGTACCTGCCTCTTCCGGCCACCGGCGAGGACCTGAATATGGACCACGATGATGAGGAGGCCGAGGGTGAGGATATTCCGGATATGGAGGAGGAGGAGCCTGGCCCGGCCGATGGACTTCCCCAGAATACGGGAAACATGGAGTTTGGCAAGACGCCCGGTGGAGTCGACACGGCCGTGACTGTCAACAACTCCCTGACGCCCCCGAGCATCCCGGGAGGGACTCCACCCCCAGCCGATGAAGGAGAGTCCCTGTTTGCGGATGCACCCACGGAGATCAGGAAGATTGGCGCTTAAGTTGAGTAAAAACAATCTCATATAGTAGCAGAATGGATCAGCACTTCCGCGAACCTTTTAGTGCTGCGATCATTGCGGCGGCCATCACGGCCATATATGTCTACATCAAAGGAAAGATGAATAATGAAGGAAAAACTAAGAATTCAGATTACTTCAAGCCGGCGTTCCTTGTGGGTCTCCTTGTTTACTTCATCGTGAGCCAGGGGCAGGGAGATTCAGGACCCGTTATGAAGGATCCTTATTAAGACTTAAGGACAACGCTTTTAAATCTAAATATATGACGACCACACAAGCTTTTTCAGAGATGCAGCTGCAGTTCGCCACGGACTTGGCCCAGACATTCCCGGATGTCCCCAAGCCTCCCGCGGTCGACTGCCCCACGTTTCTCAAACAGCTCGGCCCTTGGGCCTCTCAGATCAACTCCAAGGATCCCGCCTTTTTCTGTTCCCAGAACGAGTTCGCCAAGTCGTGGGGACTCGATGAGATTTGGGCCCGCCCGGACTGCTCGGACACGACCAGGCAGGCAATCTGGCAGTACCTGCAGTCCCTCTATATGATCGGCACGACGATGAGTATGTTCCCGCCCGAGACTCTGAGTATGATTGAGTCGGTCGCTGAGAATTGTGCGAAGAATATGAAAACGAACCCAAATGGCCAGCTCGATCAGGAGAGCCTGATGGCCGGTATGAACAGCATGCTCTCTCAGCTCATGAGTGGCAACGGAGGTCTCGCGGGTCTTTTGGGTGGCGCGGCCCCTCCTACGCCCCGGGTGGCACCTAAGGCAAAGTCCCAGCGCAGGAAGAAGTAGGCTCCAATTTTTTTAAAGTTATTTAGTAATAGATGGACCCTAGCGACGTCTTCAAGTCAGATGCGCTCCTGGAATTTTGGCCGACGGCAACACAATCGGCGCGTGAACGCGTCTCGGCGACGACGCGGTTCGTTTTGTATGCTATGTGTATTGTGTATCTACTGAATAAAGATCCGCGCGTCTTTGCGCTTGGAGCTCTTGTCCTAGCTATTCTCTATTACCTCTGGAATTCGAATATGATTTCGGACGGAAAGATGCGGGCCGCGAATGGAGACGCCCGCGCCTCGTCTCTTATCCGCCCCGATGTGACCCTCCCGACGCTCGATAACCCAATGGCGAACGTGCTTTTGAGCGACTACGTGGACAACCCAGACCGCCCCTCGGCCGCGTGGTACCCCAGCATGCGCACCCAGGTCCAGCAGCAGTGGAGCACTATTCACCCGTTCGAGCGTCAGCGCGATGCCGAGCGCAACTTCTATACGGTCGCGGCCTCGACCATCCCGAACGATCAGAGTGGATTCGCACAGGCCGCCTATGGCAAGCCGTTCGCTCCCAAGTGTCACGACCAAGGCGGTGCGGCCTGCGATCCTGACCGCTTCTACTCCGCCTTCCCCGAGCGTGTCCAGATGGAGGCGGGCAATGGCCGTTAAAAAATATAGGCACAAGGTAAAGAGAATGCTTCTCGATACGACGCCCCTGACCCTTGAGAAGAAGGTTTGGTACGGACCGGCTCAGGTGGTCCTTGCGGACAAGACGGAGGTCGAGAGCGGCCTCCGCGAGGAGCCCACGACTTCATGGAAGAAGGGCTGGTCCGAGCAGCCCTATGACTTCCCCAACACGTACGTGACTCTGCCGATCCGTTATATGACGTGGGATCCGGCGAGCACCTTTGTAGAGGATCAGAACAACCGATTCGCCCAGCGCTACTTTTCTACGAATGGGAACACGTTCGGGCGCTAAGAGACCTCGGTCTCTAAAAAAACCTCAACCAAAAGTAATATATGGATCCTCTTATTTTGGCATCCATTGTAGGTCTTGTGTTTGCCGGAAAGACTCTGGCGGAACGGAACGAGGAATCCTCGCCGTCCCGTCAGCCCCTGCCAACCACGAAACCCAGGCGCCCTCTGACCCGTCGCGATATTGATATGATGGCTACCCCGGCCAATCATTCAGCCGACTATTTTGATCTCCAGAACACGACTCCTGAGTTGGGCCGGCGTGTCGGTGACTGGCGTCTCCAGCGCAAGGATGCGGTCGCGAATCTCCAGGACATAACTCCGACCAATTCCCGCTTTCCATATGGTCAGCCCGTGTACGATCTGTACAACCGCGAGTACATCACGAATAAGATGAATAATGTGAGCCCGCTCGAGGCTCCGATGAACGTCGGACCTGGTCTGGGCGTCGGACCGGACGTGATGGCCGCGGGCGGTTTCCAGGACTTCTTCCGTGCTTTGCCGACCAACATCAACGAGGAGAAGCTCACGACGCTCGAGGGGCGCCCCGGAACTGCCGCGTACTTTGTCAAGAACGGAGGGGCCGGTGGAATCGGAGATATTACACACGATGCAGCAGACACCAAGACGGCTTTTCGCGCACCGGGTGCTTATGGTGGCGGTGGTGCTCAGAGCGCTCTGGTCGGTCCGGAGGGTCGTCCGAACTTCCTCAAGACGAAGAAGATGACTATTCGTGGTGAGACGGGTCTGCGAACCGACACCCTCTCGGATGGGCCGCCTCAGTACAACGTGGCTCAGCCCTACGCCGAGTCCAAGTGTGCCTACACAGATACGACCCTGACCCGATCTTCAGGATATCGTGGAAAGGAGGATCGTGCAGCCAACGGCGCCCGTATGAACGTCCGCCAGGATCCGATCGGAATGGTCGGTGGCGGAACTCAGTACCGCGCAGAGTCCAAGCCGGTCCAGCCCGGGCCTATGGCCATCACGGGATCCAACCAGGGCCGTGGTACTCTGCCCCCCGAGTTCGATGATCCTCTCAACGAATTCAAGTCGAACCCGAACCCTCGTGGTCAGTCTGATTTTCTGGATATCGCTATTCAGCAGCTCGAGAAGAACCCGCTCGCGTACTCGCTCGCCAGTCCCAAGAAGCCAGACACGGCCATGGGGACGACCCCCTTCGTGACGGTTTCGTAGGCAGGGGGACCGAAGGTTCCCCTGGCTCGGGCGGAGCCTATTTTTACAGGCGGTGGCCAGATCAAAGACCGAGGGCCTGCGGCCCTTGCCTTT